CAAATACCAGCTGCATACATATTCGCATAAGCAGACGGATATACTTTGAATTTCCTTTTCGCAGCAGCGTTGCCCTTTGAACATAGTTTAGCCATAGACCCAATATATCATAACGAACCTTGAAAGGAAATATTGTGTGTAGAGGTGGTTATATAAGTAGTCACGGCTGGTTTTTAAGACCCCCCTAGTCCCACAAGGCACAGACAGTACTATTATTCTCATGACTAGGTGCGGTCTGAAACCAGTCCGTGTCAATCTAATGTGCGAATGCACATGCTATCGAGAATCGAGGACACATAAGTCCGAGTATAGATGAGTGTACGCAGTACGCTAATTCTAAGACAGGTCGATATTGATAGACAGTTCCCCTGATACCAGATGTTGATGTTTGTCTGGTGCTTTGAATCCTGCTCTATCCAGTATATCTTTACTTGCTTCTAGCTGTACGTATTCACTTCTAGCATTCGCACTAAGTGATTCTATCTTATGCAGTGCCTTAGTCCCACCCAATGCTATCTTACGTCTCAGCTGTACCAGATAATATTCCTGTACCTTTGGACTTTGTAGCATTTTGTGAGCTGTTACCCTTGCACTGTTTCCCTTATATCCTGCCAACTTAGAAGCTTCTGTAATACTGCAACCTTGTGATACTAGTATATCCACCAACTTCTTTGCTCTAGGTGTAATCTCTCTTGTGACTGTCTTCATATTCAGTATATTATTCTATTCGTTTTTATTAGTCCACCGCAGAAATTCTAGCGTCAGCGAATTTCGTGGAATCAAGCGAAGCGCGATAGTTGATATAAGCATGTTCATGCTTAGGTGTAGTCATGCGTATTTTATCTACTGTATTATTAATTTTGTCCAGATGATTATGCCAGTCGCTATGCGTCTCGTTAAGTCAGAGAACCGTACGTTCATAAGTTCCGCCGTGTCAAGTTCCTCCAAACCGACCGAGCCTAAACTTGCCACGGCACTGACTTTGTACGTATTTCGGTCTCACTTAACAAAACGCCAGCGATCTGGCAGGAAAATAATAATGACAAACATTAACAACACAGTAGAGAAAATACTCTCTACACACATAGGCAATGCTGAAAAGATTTTGCCACCTAGCTCATCGAAGCCTGAGAATAATCCGATGAAGTACTTCATTGACGCTCAAGCAAGATTGTTCTACTTTGCCAAACTCAAAATAGAGAAAGCTCAATCTAATGTACTAGCTGACTTGAAAGAAGAGAATGCTAAAGAGAAAGCAGAAAGAGATGACGGTTTAGTCCAGATGTTGGATGAGCGTTCTGGATATTACAAGATATCTATAAGCAATCATGAGATGACATTGAATAAACTATCCAATGCTTATCTAGAATTGACTGGCGAGACTTGGACAGCACCTAGACTGAAAGAAAAAGTTCAGACTAAGCGTCCAGTATATGGTCAAGTACGTGATTATGACAACGTATCTTTAGCTTAAATACATGTACTATAGTTCAATCTGTAGTATAATAAATTATGGTATCTGGGCAGATGTGTCCAGATATCTAATTAAAATAATATGAGGAATATAATATGGAAAAGTTACCAAACGTGAGCGTTGAGCGAATCGGTTTAAATAGTCACATTGTGACATTTAATGAGAATCAAACGCTCTTATCATACAACCGAGTTATTGGTGTCTGGAATACAGAAAGCAATGTAGTGATGTTGAATAGTTCAATATTCAGGGGTGCAAAGCTTTGGAAAAATTCAGTAACAACGGCGAAGCATAGAAATTATTGGCTTCAATTGAACGGTAAAGAAATTGAAAAAAGAATCTTATCTGGTCAATTTGTCGAAGTTGAATTGGGAGATGATGAAGCATTAGTTCCAAGCTTTGCTTTGCTTAATGGAATAACAGAACATTCCAGGACACAACACTAAATAAAAAAAGTCGCGGACGCGAGGAACAAAGTTCTCCGCGATCGCGACAGGAGAAAGACATGAAAGAATATATGAGTGAAGAAACAATAATTGAAATTGTAATGCGTGAAAGTACTCAATCATCTGGCACAGATTTTGATGTATATCTAGACGGCAAATTTATTGACGGCGGCATAATAGTTGATGTGAAAAACATTCCAGATGTTTTGAATTTTGTTAGTGGAATGATGAAAAATCAATCTAGATATCAGATGAGAGACAAACCAATAGAGGCAAAAAAATGACAGACCAAATTGTGTGCATGTACATTGGCTTAGGTGCATTTTGTTTTTGTGCTTTAGTCACTGGGCTAGCTATCTATATCTATACCCTATGGTCAATTGGCGAATATGAATTCGTTGGGTTCTGGGTTATGAGTTTGTTGATAGCTTTGACAATAACATTCTTAATATATTTTTGAGGTAAACAAAATGAGAAGACCAACGATATACGAAATAAAAAGATTAACAATGGATTCATCGCCTTACTATTTTAGCAAAGCAACTATGCGATTCTTTGGACAAAGGTTAAAAGACTTTAGAGTACATGCTCTGGACAAAGGCAGATATAAAATCACATGTGATTCCCTGAAGACTGGCTATACGAGTGTAAGATATTTTAACCCTGATACTAATACATTGGATAGAGGTGACGAAGAATGAAAATGAAATACTTGAAAGGTACATTCTTAGAAATTTATAGAGGGCAAAAAGTTTGGCAGACTTACAGGTTTGACGCATGTTACGACGGCGACACTAGATATTATACTGGTGCGTCTGGACAACCAGCAGACAGGATTGACTTTGGAAGTAAGAGGTATGCTGAATTTAGAAGAGAACAAAACTATTTTCTTTGGACTGCATTTCATTCTACAAATCCTCATGAAGACAATAGGGATATTAATAATCCTATTCCTATTGTCGACATAACTGAGACAGGGTATAAAAGTAATGTCATTACATCTATACCATTGGATTTGCCAGAGCGTGTAGAGTATATGCACGGATACATGATTAAGAAATTATCTATTCATAACATAGAGATTATGAAAGATAGGATACCTAAAGAATGTGATTGGCATAAGAACTACGACAAAGTAGAAACATCTGGACAACAAGATTTATTATTAATATAGGAGTGATTATGAAGAAAGAAACAATATTGGAATACGGTTCGTTGGACGCACACACTTTGTACGTTGTGTATAAATGGGTTGATAAGTATAAACATCTTGGAACAATAAAGAAAAGATTGTCGAAAGCTATATGCGTATCTGATTATTTAATGGAACAACATCACGAGGAAAGATAAAAATGGGTAGACTTAAGAACATGTTAATAGGTGAAATGGAAAATAAAAAAATAGATCAGTTGGTTAAACCAAATGACTTTGCTAATTTTCACAAGAACAATCCAAAAGTATTTGCTTTGATTGTCAGGTACGCTGATGAATCTGCTAAAAAACGTAACAGATATTCCATTGAGGATATTCTGAGTATCATCAGGTGGCATAGAGATGAAGATACTGTTGGAGATATATTCAAATTAAACAACAACTACAAAGCGTACTATGGTAGAATGTATATGCAGTACAGAAACAAACCTAAATTTTTTGAGACACGTAATAGTCTTGCTGACGGCTATGACTTTACTGCTGATATAGAAGTTTATGAAAACTACGTGGAGGTATACAGAACATACGAACTGTAAGTCTGAGGAGTAAGGTACTGTTACTCAGCATGTTGGGATAGATATTAATACTGAATGTGTCTTGCAAAGGATTATTGAAATCTAAGTCGAGCTGTTCGTACCTTGTATCTATCCTTAATGAATTACTCATGGGGATATAATGGACATGAGTATGGGATAGATAGGATGAACGTGGTATCGATATCTTATCTATCCTTAATGAATTGTCTAAGTTTATATGGCTATGTTCTTAGACAGGGGATAGATAGGTGGTACCGTAAAAAGTGTCAGACTTTTATTAGTCGCTAGCCTTAAGTTACAAAAGCTTATCTATCTTTAATGAATTCTATACAGGGTGTATAGAAATAACGAGATGTTATATACCCATGTACTGACATACGTGGGTGTACATCTGGAGCAAATATGAAAATTGATAGAGTAATTATGACGGAAGATTGGCAACCAACCGACAGAATAAAACAAGAGTGCGAAGATAGATTCGGACAGGAGATAGAAATTGAACATGAAGTCGAACAATTTAAAGACTATTACCTCTCAACTGGAGGAGCTTACGCTAACTGGAATGTCAAATTCAGAGCGTGGTGCAGACAGAATGCAAAATGGAATAGAGAAAGAAATACTAGAATCAATACCGAAACTGTTTCGGAACAAAGAAACCGTATGTCTGGAATCATTGACCAAAGAAATGGAAAAACAAATACAGAAGAGGAGCATAATAAAATTAGAATACAACACAAACATATCAAAAGTGTTTCATGAAATGAAAAAACTGTTGACTGATAAATCAGACGGACATATTGCTTTGTGTTTACAGACTGTAGCTGAAACATTTCAAGTAAAGATACCTACGGATTTAGGATTGCATATGTACTTCGAAGTCTTAAATAAATATCCAAACTTTATTATGTCTGATGTTATGAGAGATGTTGTAGCTAATTATAAATATGCAAGGTTACCTATACCAAGCGAGTTCGTACAAAAGTGTGAACCAATACACAAACAACATAGCTCATGGTACATATCTAAATTGCAGATTGTCTGCACATATGAGAATCATCTGGTCAATGGGTTTCCAGTAAATAAATATTTAAAGGAGTATAACAATGGATAGAACAAAAGGCATAGGTGGGTCAGACGCTAACAAAATTTATAATGGCGACTGGCTTGACTTAAACAGAATCAAACGTGGCATAGCTGAACCTGAAGATTTGTCATGGGTTGTACCAGTACAGA